AGATAATCCCTTCATAAACAATCCTTTACCAGTCCCTCCTTCAGGGTCTCCAGTCTCTGATATTACCTCATCGTTAAGTATAACTGCTGGACAATAAGAAAGGTTCTTGTATGCGTGAAGCATATATCCCATAGTAGAAAACATAGATCTTATTCTTTTGTTTTCATTTCCAGAAATGTTCTTGATGAATGTACTGAAGTCGCAATCAATTACATCGCATATTGTAAAGTTTCTATCTATCACATGGTCTTTCCAAACGTATCCACCAAGGTCAAGGTAGTCAATTGGAAGTATTTTATCCTTTGTAACTTTAACTGCACAATTCTTGTAGTATAGATATGCTGCGTTCTGAGAGTCTTCAATGAAGTAAACGTCTATTGATGCCAGTAAGGTCAAGAACTCCTCTCTAAAGTACCTTGTATGCTCTGCAAAGAAGTTATAGATGCTTGTATCATCCTCTTCCAAAAGATAATTAAGAATAAAGTCTTTAATTTCTTTTTCTGAAGTATGGTCAATGAGATTGTTTGTAACCTTAACGAATACATAGTTCTTACTTCCTTGTGGATTAAACTTATAAAAGCCATTGTCCTCTAAGAATTGTTTAAATAATATGTGAACTATCTTTATAACTCCCTTATCATTCTTAGTCCAAAACTTATAGTTAGACTGCTCATCCTCAAGCCTATCCAACACGTGGTCTATGTTATCGACATCTACGTTTGTTTCTTCTAATTGTATCTTTATCTCCTTCTTTGATAACCCTCTTCTTATCTTTTGTTTTACTTGACTAACCTTCTCCTCATCCTCATAATACTTTGTTCCAAAGTTTTGTTTTTGAGAATAGGCAGAATCAATAGTTCTTTTGATCTCGCTATCAGGAAAGTCTTCACTTGAGTAGTTAGACATAACATACTCTGAAAGTGTTTGATTAATACCAAAGTCATTGAAGGCAGCAGCAAGTACATAGATGTTATTGTTTCTTTCACCACTCCTTAAACCATACTTATTCTCCCACCACTTAACAAGTATCTCTATAATCTTATTCTCATCTGTGATTGGTATAGTAGGAACATCTCTGTGTTTAACCACCTCCTGATAATCCTTTTCGTTAATCGTATCCCAAGTGTTAGATAGTTCATTAATAAAAATCAGAGGGTCATAAGATTCGTAGCATACTCTTGATATGTTCTTTGATGTAGTATCAAAGTATTCGCTATTAAAATACTTCTCAAGAGAATTAAAATAGTTTTTATGATTATCTAAGTCAGTAGGTATTTTAACCAAAGCCTTTAATCCTTTACCACTTGGAGAAACAAATACAGAATAAACATACTTGTCTTTTGATAATCTTTCCTTCTCCTCCAATAAATCTTTATTGCTTTTGTATCCATCAAAGTCTAAACAGATAAACCCACTATGATCAGTTATACTACTATCACTACGTTTAGAAAACTTCCCACTAAAACAAATAGCTGGTAGTGATTGCTTTAATACATTTCTTTTAGTCTTATCCTTTTCTCCTCTGATTTGCTTTACTAACTCCCTTGAAGACCCTTGCTTTATTCTTTCAAGAACCACATCTATTGTTCTATAGAAAGGTTGTGAAGTCTCCTTTATATCTTTAAATATTGTAATTTCCATTTTACCGATGTTAATTTAATGTTGATTTAATTTTCTATAACTAACTCTATATTAGTTATTTATACTTTTTAATGTTAAAATGTTAAAAATATATTATAAATATATAAATAGAATAATAATAATAATAATAATATATATATAATAGTAAATAGCAATTTCCCATTTGCCACTTTAACATAGATTAAAGAAAAGAAAAGGGACACGAAGTCCCTCCTCTTAATCTTTGTGCCAACTTAGAATGGTAGGTCTGCATCTTCTTTAGATGGTGTTGCTACTGCTTCTTTCTTTGGTTCAGGCTTCCAAGTATCAACTGCTACGTAATGGGTCTTCCCATACTCATCAGCTTCTCTTTTCTGTTGTACAAGAAGTTTAATATACTTCTTTCCATTGTACTCAAAGATGTGTTCACTTGGCAAGTCTGTTAAACAGATGCTACAAGCTACTTGTTCTCCATCAAACTTTGATTTCCCATTTCCTACATAAATTTTTTGATCTGACATAATTATTTATTTAATAAAATTTGTTCCAACTTTTCTGTTAATGCCTCATAGCAAACTATTGCTTCGGCTCGTGAAGTTAGGTTGGTTGGAACTTTCAACCAAACTGCACTTTCTTTTTCAACTCTAAAGAGTCTCTCTATTAATGTAATCATCTATACTATCAATTGCGTTCTCTGAATAGAACTGGTTATAAATTTCTACTGCCCTCTCTACCTTTTCCTTTCCGTTACTTAAGAACTGACTTGATGGGTAGTATATACCTAACTCAAAACTTAATTTGTCAACCACATAAAATATTAATGGCTTATCAAATAGCTGTTGATAGATATAAGCTTGGCTATCGTAGTTATATTTCTTAGCCGAGTACTTGAAGTCTTTTATCTTTGAAGTGGTCTTAAGATCAATTAAACAATCTTTAGCAACTATATCTGCCTTACCCTTCCATTGCACACCCATTATTTCTTGGACTGCTGGTACTTCAAAAACATTTTCTTCATCATAGATAGCATCGTAGAACTCAAGATTGTTTTTCATCGTAGACATTGCCTTGTCTATCGCTTGTTTCTCCTTGCTCAACATCATAAGAGGTAAGCCATAGCTTTTTACAACCTCCTTATACTTGTTGGTGTTTCTACTGGCAACATCTACGCAATTAAACTCATCCGTATTTACCTTGTGTGGCTCAAGCATTCCAGTATGGAAGTATCTACCCAACAACATAGCATTAGTCAACTCTTTTTGTTTCCTAAAGTTTTTAGGATCGTTGAGTAATGTTATGATGTCTGAATTAGATAGCCAATTTTTACCAAAGTCTCCGTAGTAGTTAGAGTCATCCTCTAACTTTTTTAATATATCTTCCATTATATATGCTTGGATAATTCTTTCTTTACACTTGCCTTGATCTTGTACTTAACCTCAAGATTCTTAACAATTTTTGGAAGACCGAGTTCTTTGTTGTCTACAATATACTTCATAACCTTGGACCAATTAGCATCTCCGATGTTTAATTCCATAGATGTCATTGTCTTTGGCTTACTGGTAGTGTTTGATACTGGAGCAGAGATTGTTTTAGTAATATCCTCTCCGATCCATAGACTTAATCCTAATCCATGCATTGCAATAGCTTTAGCAGTTGATCTTTGTATTGCAGTATTTACATCCATAGATGTAACCTTACCAACACCTATAGAGTTGTTTCTAAAGTCCATAATAGGTAGGTAATCAATATGCTCTAATCCATCAATAGAAATACCCACCTTTACATAAGCTGAATTACCATCTGTAAAGTAATTCAAGCCAGTGTGGTCGTTCTCATATACATTTCTTTGAGCAGTAGGATGTTCTTGTTTTATAAGATTCCAAGCACTTGCCCAAGATAAGTAGCTAAACTTTCCCTTTTTTTCTACCAATCCACTAATGTCAATAGCAGATAACTTTTTGTAATTGTTCTTTTCCATTTTAATTTAATTTAATTTAGTTAATTGTTTTTGTCTCATAGAGTACTTGTTTAAAATACCCTCTCTTTTAACCTTTAATCCTTTAATATACTTGTCGTTCTTTCTTCCGTTTATCTCTTGTTGTATTCTTACCTCTATCATATTTAACTTTCGCTTATATGTTTTAATTAGAAATAATAGCACTCCCTTTTTCCATCCATTATCCTTGAACATCTGAACCTCATCTTCAGTAAATGGAGAAAAATAATCTCCACCCTTATGACAATTTACTAATTCAATTTTATTGGGGAATTTTCTGAGCATCACTCCGTACTTAATAAATGTATCTTTATTTTTAGTTGTACTTCTGTAAGTGGAACGATCAAGAATAGCTTGACTATAAAGGTCTTCCAAGCTATGCATTTGTGATGTCATTAATTAGATCCTTGAAATCATCATCACTATCTATAAGTTGTTTTGCTTTTTTATAGCCATGAATGATTGTGGAGTGAGTAACAGAGTGTCCGTTCTCCTCCATAAATCGTTGTATATAAGATATTCTAATTGGTCTTTCCATACAAAGATAGTAGAGCATTTGTCTTGCGTCAACACAATCTCTTCTTCGTTTCTTTTCGAACATTTGTTCGAGAGATAAATGGAACTGCTCGGCTATTGCCAGAGCATATTTATCAAAGACTTCTTTTTTCATTTTATTTAATTTAATTAGTCTGCTAATGTACACTTTTAATATACTTTAAGCAAGACTTGTTTATAGTTTTTTTAAATTCTCTTGTCTTTTTATTTCAAACTGCAAGTGATCAATAGCTTTTTTTAAGTCCTGAACAATATCATTATCTGGTTTCTTACCAGCACGTAGGAGGTAGGCTACTGCCACCCCCATATTGTAGTTATCTCCTACAAAGTCTTCAATAACTTCGTGTGCCTCCATTCCATATTGCACTCCCTTGTAATAATTTGGTGTTTTCATATCTAACATTCTTTTAAGTATTCATTGATTCTGCTTAAACTTAACTCCATCAATGATGCAATACCCTCTTTAGAGTATCCCATTGAATGTAAGAGTTTAGCTAAAGCTACTTTTACCTTGGTTTCTGATTTAACTACTGGTGTGTAGGTGTTTTGCTCGCTATTTCTGTTCATCTTGTTTTTCTTTATATTCTTTAATTCTTTTGTTATAATCTTTTGTCCATTTCTCCATCCTCCAATCAAAGTAGAGGTGTAATAGGGTATAGGAACTCATAAGTAGTAGTACTACTATCCATAGTATTTTCATAATTTATCAATTTTTTGTTTACCATTTTTAATTAAATTCAATAATCAAATAGATTTGTTTACAACTTTCCGATATCAAATTGGTTTGTTTAAATTTGTAACTAACACCTCCGAGGAGGGTGAATTTTTTAAAAAGTAAATTCATCTTTAATATAATCTTCGTGGCAGTACTTCTTTGCTTCTTCTAAAGTTTTACCAGCAAACTCCAAAGAGTAATCCATATACCATCCGATTCCGTTGTCGTGATTTGGATGTTCTTGGTCAAGATGTGTTAATTGTATTGATAGTATACTTGGACTATCATCCTTAACCATAATGTCTACCTCTACCACATCATCTGACCAATCGGGTTCATCATATAATGTAGCCTCCATAATCTCTCCATTAGAAATTAGAATTTCTCCTCCCCATCCTGTCTCCTCTTCAAAGGATAAAATTAGATCAGGAAAGTCTTGAGACATTTTCTTAAGGATCAACGCTTCTACTGGAGACCAAGCAGTAGTATATGTAATCGTACCATCGTGAATTTCTAAGTCATAGCATCCCCATTTAGTACCCCAATTTTCGTGACACCAATCGTGCCAATTATTTTGTCCGTACTTGTGTTTAAGTTCGGCAGACTTTGATTCTGTAATAGTGCAATTCTCTGTGTCTCCCACTCTTTGTGGAGATGTTGTACCCTCAAGTTCTGAAGGCATTGGCTTGTAGTATCTACAAATGCCACCAGATTTTTCAATAGCATTTAAGATTTCTTGTCTTTCTTCGGTAATCTCATTACCAATA